TATCCAATAAAATCAAACAGTTATGACGCGACTATTACGCGACTATTTAGTACACCATTAGACTATTCAATAAAATCAAATACTTATATATTAAAAAAATATATATCTTATATATTTTGGTATTATTATGAGAGTTGTTAATCGTATAAATACAGCCGGGCAGGCGTCTGAAAGCCGTGAGCAGCAGGCGCTCTTCCGCTGGTGGGACGTATACAGATCCAGGTATCCGGCGGCGCTGCTCTTCGCCGTGCCGAACGGGGGAGCCCGCTCGGCTATCACCGGGGCCCGGCTCAAAGCGGAAGGCGTACTGCCCGGCGTGCCTGACGTCTTCCTCGCTTATCCAGCGGGCGGCCTGCACGGGCTTTTTATCGAGATGAAGAGGGCAGGGGGCGGCCGTGTTAGCGCCGCACAAAAGATAGTCGGGGCGCTCCTGTCACGCGCCGGCTACGGCGTGGCCGTGTGCCACGGATGGCAGGAGGCCAGGGATACAGTCATGCGATACATGGAGGGACGATATGAAGGGATGGAGTAATGGCGAGATAGAGACCGCTGCACGGATGTATGCCGCCGGAGAAAGCTTCCAGCGTATCGGGGACGAGCTGAAAAAGCGTGCAGATACAGTGCAGCACTACATACGCGCCCACAGTGAGCTTTTCCCCGAGGAGCGGGAAAGGAAGGACAGCCTGCCGGACAAAGCGTCCTACATACAGATCACCCGGTACATGCGCCGGTGCCACGACTGCGGCCGCCCCACCACAGATTACAGATGCCCGCGGTGCTGGGCCCGCCTGAGAAGCAGGGGCGGATACGCCCCTAAGGGTGATGCCTCTGATATGGATACGGTGACGTATGGGCCCGCACAGTGAGATTTTATCATGGCCGCTTGTGGCTAGTCGGAAAACGCAAGGAAAGCCCACACGGGGCGATTTTGAGCGTCTGGAGGGTATATGAATAGCACTGATGATATGGGCGCGGTATGATGCTGACAGATAGCCACCGTACATACGGATGGACGCCACACAGAGACGCCCTTCTTGCCCATCTGGTGGGGGCTGGCTACTCGTGGAGCGTGATAGCCACCTTATGCGGGAGCACAAAGAAAGCGGCGCGGTTACGTTGGGATGTTCTCCAGAGTGAAGGCGCCGTGCCGGCGCTGAAGAAGCGGAGAAAAGCCAGGATCCGATGGACACAAAATATGGATGACCTGCTTGTCTCTCTGAGACAGGGGGGAGCTCCATGGGCGGAGATAGCCGTCCGCCTCGGCGTCAGCCTTTACGCGGCATGGAGCCGCGGACAAAAAATTGAACAAAAGGAGAAATTATGACGAGAAAAGAATGCCTTGATGCAGCCGGTAAGGCGGTGCTCACAGATCGGGCCCGCGAATACGGGCACCCCGAAGACTGCTTCGCCCTTATCGCGGCCCTGTGGAGCCGCTATACGGGGTGCGATATATCCACTGCCGATGTGGCGGCCATGATGATCCTCCTGAAGCTCGCACGTGTGGAAGGTAATCCTCGCCATATGGATTCGTGGGTGGATATAGCCGGCTACGCAGCCTGTGGGGCGGAGTGCGCTTCGGGGATGTCCGGATGTGAGCGTGTCGGCGGAGTGGACTACGGGACGGCCCCAACCCTGAAGGCGGAAGACATCCCCTCTACGGGGGGCGCTTTCGGTCACGGCGACCTGCCGCTGAAGACAATGTAGGGAGGTGTGTGCGATGAGCGAAAAAGCGAAAAAGCCTGACCTGAAGCTGATGGAGGCGCTTTTTGAGCGGATAAAATCCGCTGAAGGAAAGCATCCGATTTTCGCCGACGGTATATATCAGGGCGTGGGCGTCATAGGAGAAGAGTACGGGGAACTTTGTCAGGCGCTCAACAAAAATCAGGGGGAGGCGCGCGTTATGGATGAGGCGCTGGACCTCCTCTGCGTCGTCTGGCGCTTCTGCCGCGGAGGCTGGAGAAAGGAGAAGTGCTGACAGCTCTTAAATATCCGGGGGGAAAAGTGAAAATCTCGTCATGGGTCATTTCATTTTTCCCCCGGCATAAGATATACGTTGAGCCTTTCGGCGGCGCGGCGGGCGTTCTTCTTAACAAGACGCCTTCGCCGCTGGAGGTGTATAACGACCTGAACAGCGATTTAGTTAACTTTTTCAGGGTGTTACGCGACAAGGAGAAAGCCGCGGAGCTTATCCGCAGGCTGAGGCTCACGCCGTACGCCAGAGAAGAGTACTATAGCTTCTACTCGATGCCGGAAGGTGATGATATAGAGAGGGCGCGCGCTCTGGTGTGCCGGGCGGGTATGGGTATTGGGATAAGGATGGCGGTATCCGAAAGCCGGACCGGGTTTGCCGCCGACGGTAAAAAAATCAGAAAAAACGCGCAGGTTTTTGTAAACCACGTTAAAAAATGGGTGAGATTGCGGAGCGTTTCCGCTCTGTGGTTATCGAGCATAAAGACGCGCTGGAGCTAATACCATGTTATGACTCTCCCGATACGCTATGGTATCTGGATCCGCCATATAACTGCGGATATTCCTTCAAGTACAGAGCTGGAGTTGATCAGAAGGCCATGCTTGGAGCCTTCAAAAATGTCAGCGGGTATGTAGTCCTGTCCGGATACGAGAACGAGCTGTACGCTGATGAGCTGGCCGGCTGGCATATGGAGACGCGCCAGAATCGCAATTTTATGCATCGGAAGACAAAAGAGTGTATCTGGCTGTCTCCGCGCACATGGGATGCCCTCCAGCGTGAGCGTGAGCCCGGGATGCTGAGACTGGAGGACGTGTCATGATCCTTTCACTCGGCATGGCGGCCAGTGTTTTTTCCTTTTGTGTTATTTTTTGGCTGTTGTATAATTCTTGGCATTGGAGGTGTTAATATGCTTAGTATTATTCTTGGTTTTGTGTTTTTTTGTTTGGTTGTTTGGTGTTTTTTCGCGTTGGCTGCGTGTGGATTCCTTCAGATAATAGTGTATGCTGCCTCTTTCCTGATCGGGCTCGGGATTCTTGCTTTTGCCAACACTGGATTACTTACGTCAATACTGGGTCTTGCCTTTATTGTGTTCCCGTTCTGGATTGCTAGTAATTATCTCTCCGACAACTAGTACGCGCTGTGATTCTGCACTCCTGCCCCTACTGCGGGTGCCCCGACGTCTACCTGGCCGATACTGACGGGGGCGGGCGCACTGTCGCCTGCCCCTCCTGCGGGATGTCGGGCCCTGAGAGTGTAGACGGTGACGACGCCGAAGCCGCGCGTGGGTGGAGTATCCTCTGCGGCCGTATGTGCCGGCACTGCAACCGTCAACTTTTGAAAATCGTAAGGGAGTTAAAAAATGAAAAGCATTCACATACCAAATAAGACGCGTTTTGTCGGCAAGGGCGTAAAGTTCGAGCGCATCCGCCGTATTACCGGCTATCTTGTCGGCACGCTGGACCGTTTTAACGACGCGAAGCGCGCCGAGGAAGCGGATCGCGTGAAACACGGAATGGGAGGTAGGGTGTAGTGAGGAGCATTAGGGGGAAGACTTACGCGGCCCCCACATTCGGCCTGGGCGGAGACTGTGTGCAGGTCTGGGGAGAAGATGGCGACACGCTCATCCGCGACTGCGTCTTCGATCTTACCGCAGTCCCGCTCGCTGACCAGGATGAAGCTATCGACTGCATCAAGGGCGCCCATGTGGTCATCGACCGCTGCGTCTTCATCGGCTGCAAGAAAGCCATCCTTGGGGGCAACGGGGACTACCCGGCAGAAGACAAGTCAGGGCTTCTCTTTCTCAAAAACTGCGCCTTCATCAGGTGCGGGAGAAGGTGTCCCGAGGTGCAGGACGGCGTTATCGCCGATATGAGCCAGTGCTGGGTGCACGACTGGGGCATCGGATGCTTCGACGTTCGGACGTTCGGCGCATGGGCCCATAACGCAGCCTGGCTGACTGCCACAGACTGTGTGTTCTCGCGCTCTCACGGCCTTCCCCGTAAAGACTGGATCGTGGACCACATCAACCACCTGGGGGAGGCTTACAATGACGGCGGCATCAGAGACATCTTCTCCCGCCCCTCATGGGTGAGCGGGCAGAGGAGGGGGATAGACTTCACTGGATACGGCGCCGGCGGAAGCAGCGGATGCCGGTTCGTCAATTGTCTGCAGATAGGCGGCGGACAGGAGAGCGAGGGTAATCCGTCCCTGGACTGGCTGAGAGATCTCCCTGACACGTCGCATACGTCTCTGGGGATGGAGCTCTGGGAGTATGCCAAGAAGGAGCTGAGTCTTGAGTGACGAGAAGGAGATCCTTATCGGGCTGACTGGAATCGCCACGCGGTTCAGGGTCTCAAAAAGCACAGTCCGCCATTGGTACGCCATGGGCGCTCCCATCATCAGGCTGGGGGAGCGCACCTACAGAGCCTTCTACGAAAACGTGGCAGCCTGGCTGGAATCTCAAACACAAGGAGAATGGGAATGTACGAAGCAAAAATCGTTGACGAAATATGGAAGGCGCTGAACACCCTTCCGAAAAAGCCCCGGCCCCTCTCGCACATTATTTCACAGGCTTTATATGACGAGGCTGAAGCCTGTGGTGGGTT